GGGGGAGAGGGATACCTCTACCGATTGCCGCACCTGCAGCAGCACCGCCTCCTGGACCGCCGATCATAAACCCTATAACTGTTGCGATCTCTTTCGTGTTCTTCTTTAAGAACCTCTTAGTACTTTTAGCAAAACTTTTTAAACCGCCCATATTATCTACTTATTGAACATCTATTTATTATATATACAACTTTCTACTATGTATAGTAGGCTTCTACACCATAACCAGAATTATTACTTCCTATGTTTATAGAAACGTCACCATTAGTAGTAACCGTTACACTACCTAAACTGGCTGTAGCCTCGTAACCAAGGTCAATTAACCGTTCACCAATGTCTAACCAGTAGTGACCAGTCCAAACCTGTAATACACCAATAGTAGTATTCCAAATAACACTACCAACATTAAACCTAAGAGTATCCCTTTCAGCTTGATTAATCTGTCTTGTGTTATCAGGGTCAAACGTACCTAAGTTGAGCTCTAAAACCCTGATTAATCTATTGTAAGTTTCAGATTTTACTGACTCCTCCATAGACTGGGGTAGTCTAGTAGCTAAGAGCCTACTCATCTTCTACCGTCACCTTTTATATCTAACCTAGTAGCACCCAATCTCCAACCAGTATCATCATTACTTGAATTTGTATTTGTATCATCTGACTCTAAACGTATCACAGCTTGTCGTGCTCTACCTCTTATGTGTGTTTGTTGAGTTGTACTAGCTATAGCGTTAGTACTATTAGTAGTAAGCGTATCCCCAGGGAAGTCCCTAGTTTTTAAAACTAAATTAACTTTACCGCCACCGCTATTATTTAAGAATTTGATATCTGGTATAATTTTACTAAAGAATGCATACTGTTCACCATCACCTATATCAAAATCACTACTTTCTATAAATACATTAGTCATAGGGTTACCATCATCGTTAAAACCAAACTCATGTTCATATAGATAATTCTCACTTACGGCTCTAGGGTAGTCTACTGTACCTTCATCTAACCAAGCGGTTCTACTTAACTCACCGTAACTCCAAACGTTATCGTTATAATCATACACAACATATCTGTCCACTTCAATTGCATTAGCAGAAGGATAAAACCAACCTAATTCATCATGGGCATTATTAGTAAACGCGTTTATTTTATACACTTGACCGCTGTTAAGATCATCAAAAACATAACTAAGTACGCTACAAGGTACTTTTTGAACACTACCGTTATACACGTAAAAATTATCGTAACCCATCCAGTAAACACCGTTAGGTGACGTAATAGCCCCATTAGGTGATATAAGACCTGTATTATTGTTTATTAGATTAAGACCAAAAGTAAACGGTGGTCCAATAAAAGCCATACTATATAAAGCTGTGTCTGTCCATATCAAAGTTTCTTGCCTAGCCTTTACTGAGCCTACTATTATGCTACCCTCGGATAATCTTAAATCTCCAGCAGTATTAGTGTCAAGTGGCTCAAATTGTAACGGGTTTTCTTGGTCACTAAAAGATACTAACATAGGGTCAAGAACCCCAGTTCTAGCATTACCGACTATAGGGTCAGCCCCTAAAACTATAACGTGCCTATCAGTTTCCGAGACAGTAACCCCTAGACAAATAGTAGGAACAAAACTAGCTCCGCTTATACCTGTTAAAGCTACGGCTCTGGTTTGTACCCCGTCAGTTTTATCCCAATAAAAAAGCTCACCGTTACGCACAGCTATTATCAAGTCTTCCCCAAAATGGTCGTGAGACCAATTACGTAACTGGTTAGTTTTAGATAGAGCAGTAACTGAACCCCATGTACCTGTGTTATATTGTCCAGAACCAAAACCCGTTGATTGAACATACACGTCTAAACCTACGTTTATCTGGAACGCACCGTCTACACCGCTTCCCCCGTTACCGCTATCGCTTGAGTTAGCTGTTATTGTGTTACCGCTAGTATCTTTAGCAGTAAAGGTAAAAGTACTAGTAGAAGGTACAGAAAGTATTTGATATTCTTGATTCAATACCGCAGCAGTAACAAGACCACCTAAACTAGCAGAACCAGATATAGTTACAAAATCACCCGATACTGCTCCATGAGCACTATCAGTTGCGGTTATAGTACTGCTGCCATTAGTAGCAGAAAAAACAATACCATTAGTTGTGGTGGCTCTAATTGGGGTAACATCGTTAAAAGTATCTCCTTCTAATATATAGTATTTTAAATGAGTTCCTAGTCCTAAGAACTTACTTCCGTCTAAAGAAACCCAAGAATGTAACGCACGACAAGTACCTAAAAAAGTATTGGTAGAATCTTTTTGCCATCCGCCTATCTTCTCTGGTCTACCGGCATTAAACCTAACTAAATTTGAATCAAACCACCCACCTTCATTATCGTAGGCAGTACCTTCTCGCATAATTCCTGGTTTGAATACAAACTTACTTAACGGCATATTACACCTCGTGCCATTCTTTATCTTGAAACAATAAAGATTCTGCTTCTCTACGTCTAATCAGACCTTCTAAAACTTTTCCTGCTGCTTTATTCCAACGTTTCATTTGATTTGGGACTTCCTCATATTCTTTGTTGTTCAGTACTTTAAGCATAGTGGATGCTCTTAGATTAGCTGGTCCAAGATTGAAGACCCAACTTACTAAAGAATCAAATTGATTCTGATCAAGGTCAACAGTCACATAATCGTTGATATACCCTTCGTACTCTTTCATGTCTTCTTCTAGTATTTTATCTGCTTCTTGTTGAGTCACTAAGTCTCCTTCTTTAACACCAGCAGTATGACCATAGCCTATAGTCAATACCCCAGCAGCACATTTGTATGCGTTGTATTCACACCCTTCAAATTTTTTAATTAATCCTAACCCTTCTTGTGAAATATTCATAGTTAATCCTGTTTGTGTGAGGCTCCGAAATAAAAAGATATAACCGCACTAGCCAACCCACCGAGGTAACCAAGTACTAAGTTAATAAGAGCTTCTGAGTTTTGTTCTGGCGGTTGTAGAGTTACTAAAAATATGTACCCCATAAAGCCACCTACGATTACTATACCCATTATTCTAGCTGTCCAGTCTTTACTAAACTTACCTCTAGCATCCTGGATATCAGCTGTTTCCATAGCGAACACGTCTACTTCAAGCTCCTTCATTTGTATCTCAAAAGCTTGTTCAGACTTTTTAAGTTCTAGCATTTGTTCGGGAGTAGCCTCTGATAAACCTTTTTCTATTGACTTAGAGTTATTAGGTACACCTAATACATCAGCAATCATTTTAGTAGCCATGCCTCCCATTGGACCACCAAGAGCAGTACCAAGTGTTGGGGCTACGGCACCAACTATATTTTTGATTAGATTAAATTTCATTATACCTCCGTATGTACAGTATATATTTCTAACGCTTTCGCTTTACCTTTAACTTTTATAGGTTTCAATAATTTTAACTCAAATTTAGACTTTTGTTTAGTGTTTTGACCTATAATTAAATCTTCCCCCACCTCTTTAGTAGAACTTTCTAATCTAGCAGCAGTATTTACTGCGTCACCTATAGCGGTATAATCAAATCTTTGGTCACTTCCCATGTTCCCTATAATAGCGTCACCTGAGTTTATCCCTATACCTATAGCTATACTAGGTAGTCCTTCCTCCACTAATTCACGGTTTAATTCAATCATGTTTTTCTGTATTTCTAAGGCACATTCAATAGCCTTATCTTCATGCTTATCAAGATCTATAGGAGCATTAAATATAGCCATCATGGCGTCACCAATATATTTATCAACCATTCCTTCATATTTTTGTACGGCTGACTGTTGAGCTGTAAGTGCTTTATTCATTATGTATGTTACCTGTTCCGGTTCAACGCTTTCACTTAGTGAAGTAAACCCTCTTACGTCAGTGAATAAGAAAGTAGCATATCTTTTTTCACCGCCTAGTTTTAATAGCTCTGGGTTTTTCTGTAGACGTTTTACTTGACGTGGATCAAGGTAATGTTCAAACTGTTTTTTGATTTGTAAACGTAACTTAAACTGTTCTCTAAACCTAAGATAAAAAGCTATTGACGCAGCAATAAACTCAGAAATCAAAGTCCATGTCACATCAATTAATAAACCTTTGTTAATCAAATAATAACCTAACCCAGCAGTACTAACTAAAACTAACCCACCACTAATAACTCCTGTACTTATACCTAGCAACTGTAATATAAACCAGACTAATAATACACCTACAGTAAATATCAATAACTCTAAAGCTAAAGACCAGTCAGGTATGTATGGGCTGTCTTGTATAAGTATAGATTCTGCTAGAGCTGATTGTATTTTATGTGGTTCTAATAATCCTACTGGAGTTGCAATCTGTGGCATAACCCCATTAGCAGTAACTCCTATAAATACAAACTTATTAGCAACGTCCATTTCCTTTAAACTAGTTTGCGGTGTGTCAACCCAGCTTATCCATTTACGACCTAACGTATCTGTTTTTACAGGGGGAATACCTTTTATAGATATTTCTTGAATACCGTTTTCGTTAGTTGTGATAATGTAAGTTTTGACATTAAATAAAGCTTTGTATATCTGAGTACCAAAACTAGGTATCCATTCGTTATTTGGTGTTCTTACTAGTAGGGGTATCCTTCTGACTAATTGGTCAACTTCAATGGGAGCAATGGCTAAGCCCTGTAATGTATTATTTGCTAGAGTGTTCAGGTTTTCCTTGACTCCCAAACTCAGTATACCCCCTATATCCTCACCTTTAATAACAGTTCCAGTAGATTTAGGGTATTTATTTTTACCGTCTTCAAACATAGCGATAACAGAAGGGATATAAGACAAGGTTTTAGCAAAGACTTCATCCCCTCCCATTCTATCTGCTTGAGGAAAACTTATAACCCAACCCACACCTACAGCTCCTTCGTTAATTAAGTCTACTTGTATCTGAGCTAGTCTTCTTCTAGGGAATGGCCATCCACCTTCGTTAGTTACATCGTCTTCAGTTATATTAAGCACTACAAAATTACCACTAG